GTGGAGCATTTAGAACACCAAAAAGAAATCAAACTAAAAAAACAATTAAAGAAATGAGCGACTATTGCCGTTATTGCGACAGCGAAGCAATCGAAGAACGAATTGCAGACATCAAACACACAAACAGAAAATATCGTCACTGGGACGACAGCGACGTGCAGGAACTATTCGAAGACGAAATAGGTCTTTGCTACGAATGCACACGCGAGGAAGACGCTGATATGGAAAGGGACGAATACTAAATAACTATGGAAAAGAAAAAGAAAAAATACTCAGAGGGTGATTTAGCCATTGCCTTTACTTGTGGTAAAATATACGAGAGCTGTATGTTCCCAACTGTTGGACAAATAAAGGTGCTTGATTATCTAAAAACAATTTCAGAACCAAAAACTAAATAACTATGGAAAAGAAACAAACTGCGGTTAATCAAATATTTGCACAAATTAAGGCTGCCAGAAAGGACACTAAATTTTGGAATGATTCAATGCTTGTTGATTGGCTACTTGAACAAGAAGAAAGATACAAGCAAATGGAGAAGGAGCAGATTGAAATGGCTTGTAACCAACAAGAATTTGAGGATATTGATGGTCTTGGAATCTGCGAAACAATTTCTAAAGGTCAACAATACTACAACGAAACTTACGGAGGTAACAATGACTAAAGCAATTTACAAAACACCATTCGGACGACTTGTCAAAAGTCAATTCAAGACGATGAACAACTTCAAAAACGTTCTTCGAATCAGCGACCCAACAGCAAGACTTTACGTTGCACACCCAGAGCGAATGAGAATTAAAGACTTCAACAACATTTGCCTTCACACAGGTTTGTCACGCGAAGAAGTATTCAGCACATTTACACCAACAATCTTAATTAACGAAGAGAATGACTAACGAACAGATAAGACAAGAGATAATAGATATGATTCCATTCAGACATATGGAACGATTCGAAACACTTTGGACGATGCTAACTCCACGCTACGAGCGTTTGACGTCTGAACAAATCAAACAACAGCAAGAACTCGAAAACGAACGTGAAATGTTCTGGTCAGCACTTGAAGACGTGACGTGTTCCGTGTTGGGTGTTCCTTCGCAATTGCTTTATTCACCTACGAGAAAGCGCGAGATTGTAACCGCAAGACAAATCGTGTTCTTCATTATACGTCCTTGCTATATGCAAAGCTTTGAGAGCATAGGCGATCACTACGGAAAAGACCACGCGACAGTAATGCACGGAGTGAAGCAGGCAAGTTGGCAAATCGAATGCGACAGGAACTACCGAGCGAACGTTGAACGTATCTGTTATTTATTAAATGACATAGGTTATGCTAAACCAATGAAATTTTTTACTAAATTTGTGGAGCATTTAGAACACCAAAAAGAAATCAAACTAAAAAAACAATTAAAGAAATGAGCGACTATTGCCGTTATTGCGATTCAGAAGCAATCGAAGAACGAATTGCAGACATCAAACACACAAATAGAAAATATCGTCACTGGGACGACAGCGACGTGCAGGAACTATTCGAAGACGAGATTGGTCTTTGTTACGAATGCACACGCGAGGAAGATGCAGACGACTTTAAAGGGGAGGGTTGGGGATGATACCATTTCACAAATCAATCAAATGTTACCGTCTGTTCTATGGTTACAAACAGGAATACCTCGCGTACAAATTAGGAATCGAACAATCGAATTACTGCCTTCGCGAAAACGGAATAACCAATTTCAAAGACCACGAAATTGAAATACTAAAAGACTTATTCAAAATAGAAATCAGAGAGGAGAAAATATGAAAAAGGAACAGACTGCCGTTGAATGGTTTCAAGAACAAATAATTAAAATTGTTAATGGAACTTGTGAACTCTCAGAAATTGAGATATTTGAAAAAGCAAAACAAATGGAAAAGGAACAGATTGCAAAAGCGTCTGGAGAATTTTGGTTCGATTAAAAAATAAACAATGATGCTAATACTACAACTAAAGAAACGAGTTGAAACACTCGAAGCGCAGGTTAAGGAACAGGAACAAAAGATAAACGACATTCTTATTCGCTTGTCCGTTCCACAGGCTAACCTTCCAGTCACGACGAAAGAAAAGAAGACTGCGTTCGTCAAACCAACGGTTGTTGAAATATACGAATACGCTTGCGAGAAATTAAGCAACGACGACGCGTTGAAATTCACCGAGAAATTCCACGCTCACTACGAGGCGAATGGTTGGAAGGTGGGAAGGAATCCAATGAAAGATTGGAAGGCTGCCGTTCGTAAATGGGATTTAAGTACATTCGCAACAACAAACCAAACAACAAAAATCAAAAATGGAAAATTCGACTCCGATGCTGCGCAACGCATATACGCAGACGCTCACAATTACACAAAGGGTTGATCGTGCGGAACGTGAAAGCGCATTTGTAGCAGATTACGACTTGCCAACTTTTGTCAAGTTATGTTCAAAGGTATGCGCAATGTACGGAATAGCATTACCAGAGGCGCAACTTTTACAAATGCTTCACGAGTTCATAGGCAAGCACTTTCGGTGGGTTACGTTTGAACATTTCAACCTTGCGTTTGAATTGAACGCAGCGAATGAACTGAGTAAAAAGTGCGAACACTTTGGAGCGTTGAGCGTGTCGTTTATTGGCGACGTACTCACACAATACAAACCACACAGGGACAAGGCGAACTTACAAATTCAAAGAGAGATTGCAGAAGCAATAGAAGAAAAGGCACAACAAATAAAAGAGAATGAAATGGCGGTAAATGACGATAGCTGGAAAAGAATGTTGGACGAAGATATTGAGAGCTTCAAACAAGGCAAATACACGACGTTAGAACTACGCGGAGTGTCAATGATGCGTTGGTTGGAAGAAAGTAAGCGTATAACTCTTGAAACGTTCACAGAAGAAGAATATCAAAGATGCAAAGCGAAGGCAAGAGCAACGGTGTTCAACGAGCAAAAGTTGAATAAACCAATGGTTGACCGAATGAGTGACAGGAAGCGTATGCTTGTCAAAGAATCAATTCAGTTCGAAGGGTTGCGTGAATTATACAAACTTTATTTAAGTAAGCAATGAGCCAGTTTACATTCAACGAACAAGGTATTTGCGAGAATCCGATTCTCTATACTTACAAATGTATCAAAGGTTATGAAGCGCAGGTCAATGTAGCAATTGTTCAAAATGGAAATTGGAGTTATTCAATTAGTTTCAAAGGACAGGATCAAGGTTGGTCACAGCCTTTAATTTATCACGCTGAATACTGCGTATACAAAACAAAAGACGAAGCGTTCAACGCTGGTCTTGAATTGCTCTTGCATCAAGTAAAGCAAAACAACGACGCGAAGAAGTACGACCGAATTGTTCAAATACTTCAAGACGAACTTTGTCCTGTGGTTGAAAATCAACTAACACTATTTTAATGAGAAAGTATAAATTCATTCACCCAATAACAGGCGAAGCGCACATTGTTATTTGTGATAAAATAGAAGAATATGGTTCGGTCAACGATTCATATTGGTGGTGCTTAATCGGAGATAAAATAATTGCACAAATTCCGCAGTCTTACGCAATGATTAGTATAAATGAAACCATATAAACCCGAATACCTGCCGCGTCAAATTGAAGCGTTGATATAATAAATAATATGAAAAAATTAAGAATTGTTTCGCAAGAACATTGCGGAAAAACAATATACAAGGTGCAACAAAAAAAGTGGTATGGTTGGGAGACTGAATCTATTAGAGATTATCAATATCGATACAAAATTTGTGTTGATATGGTTTTCGAAACTATTGAAGAAGCTGAATTATACATATTAAAAATCTTCACCAAACCAAAAATTAAAGTGGTGAAAAATATAAATGTGAAATAATGCCCGAAATAATTTACCACGACAAACAAAAGTACGCGTTGGAACTTCTATCTTATGAAAGTCCTATTGCGCAGGTCTTGTATGGTGGCGGTGTGTTTAGTGGAAAGTCTTTTTTAGGTTGCGATTGGCAGATAAAAAGACGGTTGAAGTATCCAGGGACAAAGGGTTTAATCGGTCGTGCTGAATTAAAGAAGTTACGCTTGTCAACAATGCAAACTTTCTTTGAACTTTGCACCTTGCACGGATTGAAACCGAATGTTCACTACACATACAACGGACAAGACCACGTTATTAAGTGGTACAACGGAAGCCAAACGATACTTATGGACTTGGCGGATATGCCATCAGACCCCGACTTTCAAAGATTTGGGTCGATTGAAATCACAGACTACTTCGTAGATGAGGTAGCCGAAGTTTCAAAGCGTTGTATTGACATTTTGCAATCGCGTGTACGTTACAAATTGATTAACGACAGACCGAAAGGATTGATGACTTGTAACCCTTCAAAAGGTTGGTTGTATAATGACTTTTACTACGCTAATTTGAAAGGTGAATTAAGAAATGACCGTGCGTTTGTCCAAGCGTTACCAACGGACAACCCATACATTTCGCAAACTTATTTAGAGAACTTACAGAAACTTCCAGAGTACGACCGCAAACGTCTTTTAGAGGGCAATTGGGAGTTCGACGACGACAGCGACAAACTATTCAACACGGAGAACTTGCTTCGAATGTTTAGAAACGAAGTAATCAATGAAGGAAAGAAGTATATCACAGCCGACATTGCGCGTTTTGGAAAGGACAGGACGATTATAATCGTGTGGGAAGGTCTAACTATCATCGATATAATTGAGTTGAATAGAGCAGCGTTGGACGAAGTCGTGAACAAGATTCGCCTCGTAACAAAAGAACATAACATTTTGTTACAGGATGTTCTCTGCGATGAAGACGGTGTTGGTGGCGGAGTGGTTGATTTTCTTAAATGTCGCGGATTCGTCAATGGATCAAAACCCAAGCACCCGCAATACCAAAATTTGAAAAGCGAGTGCTATTACAAATTGGCTCAATACGTTGAAGAAAACAAGATAACAATCTTATCGAACACACGTAAAGAACAAATCATTCGTGAACTGGAGATGATTAAACGACACCGCGCAGACGTTGACGGAAAGTTGCAGGTAACACCGAAGGACGTAATCAAGAACCGCGAAGGTATTTCGCCCGACGTTGCCGACGCTATAATGATGCGAATGTATTTCGAACTGAATCCAAGTTATGGACAATACGTTGTGGGTTAGAATAATTTAGCATACATTTACGAGATGAAAAACACACCACTATACGAATCGCTTAAAATGACATACGACCGAGAGCGTGAGGTTGTCAATTCAATCGCAACATATTTCCAACAGGGAAAGGTTTTAGGCGACATCCTTCTGGAACTTTCACAGCGCAAGGATATGAACTCGAAAGAGAAAATATACATCGCGCTTATGATTGGAACAATGATGACGAAGAACAATGAAGAAAAGTAATCTACTCGCGCAAGTCATTGCTGAATTAGAAGCGCGTGAAGCGAAGGGAATGGAGACGTATGGAACAACGTTAGACCGACAAGACTTAACGCGTTCTGAGTGGCTACAACACGCGTATGAAGAAGCGTTAGACCTTGCCCTTTATTTGAAGAAATTAAAAATTGAAGAAGATGGAAATTAACAAAACACCTGTTGCATACTTTTTTCACGAGTTAGCGGACATAAAAAAAAATGTTCCTTATGAATTACAAGCCGAAACTATTACGAATTTATACGCTTATTGCAGACGCGTAGAAAAAGAAATGCTAATTGAATTTGCTGAATTTGTAGCAAAATACCCAGACAAAAATAGAAACGCAAATAACGAAATGTTACACGCAAAATCGAAGTACGATGGAGCAGAAAGAACAGTTGATTTATTAGATGAATTTTACATTCAAAACTTTAAGGAATATGCCAGAAAGCAAAACTAAAAAAGGAATATGTGTCTACTTACACAAAGACCTGTGGAACGAGATTGACGAGAAACGTGGAGAGAATAGTCGCAACGCTTTCTTAAGTGAAGCAATTGAGTTCTCGTTGAAGTTCTACGTTCCCGAATCTAAAGTAAAACACTCAGAACAAAAGTAGAAAGAGCAGCGACGGACGTTGTAAAAATTAAAGCGTGGGTTCTGCGCTTTTTTTGTTTGTCTAACTTTTTCTTTTCCACGTTTAGATTGTTAATTTCTTCGGTTAAAATATCGGTCTTCTGTTCATAAGCCTCAACAACTTCTTGTAAGTTTTCTACTTTTAAACCTTCAACGTTCAATTGTTCTTTGAGGTTGTTAATTACTAAAGAATCGGAAGCAATAACGCTATCGCAGGAGTTCACCAAAGTGACCACATCAATGCGAGTAATAGTATCTCGAATAAGAACAATATCACGAGTTCTTTGATAGGTGGTTTTGGATTTAGATTGAGCATCTTCATAAGTGCGGAGTTGTTTATAAAGTTCTATTTGTTCTTGGAGCAGACGATCGTATTCACCAGCGTTGTAGTTTATCACGCTATCTTGCTTTTGAATTTCAGTTGTTGCGTTTTTTGCAACACTTCGTCCCCACCAATTCCAACAAATCACCGTCCAAATAATAGTCGTTCCCAAAATGAGCAGGACTGCAAATAATAGATTCTTTCTCATAAGATTTTCCCTTCGTGTATTCTGTAATTCTTAACGCTAAACGCTCCGTTCGTTCCCTTGTCCACAATGGCAAATCCGTGATTATAGCGGGAATAGGGGTTGTAATCGGGCGAAAGTTCACTCAAACAAGCGACACCCCAACAGGTTATGAATTTTCCGTTAGCATCGCGCTCGCTATGTTCCGCTGTCTGGTGATGATGTCCGCACAATGCGCTTACCTTTGTCTTCATAAACAACCCACGCGCCACGTTGACAGACGGAAGGAATTGTTTCCCGAATTCGTGTCCGTGAAAGATTGAAAGTTTACCAATGTTCAGTTTACTCTTTCCGTCAATCCATTTCACATCGTGTTTGTCGCAATGCGTAAGCGTTGGAAAATCAAACGCGTCAATGTCGAATAGTTCAGGTGCTTTAATTCGCATATATCTCCAATAGCGTTCCTCGTGGTTTCCTTCTTTGTAATAAATGTGAGCGTTTGGAAACGTGTGTCGAAGTGATGCAAGGAATTGACGGATAGAATAAAGTTCGTCTTTGAATTTTCTCTTTCGTGGATCTTTAACGAAGTCACTAATCATATGACAATCCAACGCGTCACCATTCAAAACAATTGCGTCACAGCCCTGTTTTAAGCCTTCAGAAATAGCGCACTCCAACGCTTCGTTGTCTTGGTATGGCAAGTGAATATCTGAAAGAATGAGAAACTTGTTTCCCTTCAATTCAACGTGGCGACGTTTCTTCGAATAAGATTTTGGTAGTGCGTAAGGGTTCGAAGGTCGTGGTGCTGTGTCAATCAATTCTTTTTGTGTGTTATGTTTACGACTTTTTGCACCCATTTTACCACGAACAAGACGAACGTAATTACGCGCGTGTTCCGCTGAATTGAAGGCTTCTGGATATTCAGTAAATAATTTTTCTGCTAAAGAATTAGAAGGAGCATCGGGGAACTTGCTACAAATCTCCGCTGCTATCTTGCGCGCTTCCGTTTGTTTCGCCATTTGATTTTTGTTTTGTGAACTTTTCGATTACAGTACCACCAAACAAACTACCTGCGAGAATTGCCAACGTGTCGAACATTTCGATAGGGCAAATGTAGATAGTGAATGTTGCAATGTAACTAAAAGCGATTAAGTTAATTACAACAAATATAGCAAGAAATCTTTTACTTGAGACTTTATTCGAACTCGTGAGCAAATGTTTCAACCACGACTTCAAATTATCCTTCATACCATTTTCAAAATAAGTTGAACAATCAACCCACCAACGACACCAGCTGTGGCTGCAATACCACTCAAACGAGCAACCTGCAAACGTTGGTTCTGAATATACTTGTCGTGCTTCTGAACCTTGCTAACAAGACCTTCAATCTTCATTTGGTCGTCACCAATTAACACGTTATATATGCGGTCAATCTTCTTGTCCATTTCTTGGAGCTGCTCGTGTATCAAACCTATTTCTTTTTCGGTGTTCATTTCTTAAAATACAATTCAATTTCTGCTTCACGACGACGAACCAACCCTTTAAGAATTACACCACCGCCTTTGTTCCACAAACGAAAAGAATCTGCTATCGTTGGGTCGTTTGGATTGATGTTTAATTTCTTGAATACAGAAGACTTTTTGAAACCACCTTGCCCGATGTTGTACGCAAGTGAAACACACGCGCTAAATTGATTGTCGTTCAAAGGTTGTTTGATGAATGGCGCAATGGTGACAGCGAATTGGTCAATGATAAACTTCGCAAGTTCCTCAGCACGTTGTTGAGTGATTACGTCTCCGTCTTTTACTTTTGTGCCATCCTCATAAAAGGTGTTTCCGTAGCCAATTGTCCATACATTTGACGGGCAGCGATATGCTTTCAATCGACAACCTTCAAAACGCTTAATCAGAGCGTAGCCTTCCTCGTTAACTTTCATTGCTCAGTTTCTTTATTTGTTTTTCTTTCTTCGCGAGATACTTACGAAACTTCTCTTCGTAAATCTTCTGCATCGTTAAGTCTTTTTTCCGTCCCCTTTTTGCCATATAATTATTTTAACCAACCTAAACCTTGACGTCTGTATTGATACACATACTTGTCGCGTCCGTCGCTAATCTCGAAAGCGTTTGAAGGATAGACATTTGTTTGTGAATAGATTTGATCGTTCGTGTTTGTAAGATACTCTGGAAAGTCTGAGCTGTTGTGACACAAATAGTCAACCATTCGCTGCGTGTAGAACATAGCCTTCGAACGTGCTTGGTCGCGGTAGTTCTGCAAGTCACTTTGAGAGATAGGTTGAGTGTCTTCGCTTGTGCGAATTACCAAACTTCCATTGTCTGTTTTAACGTACAAATGAGGAAGCATCTCGTACAAAGACCACCACATAATCATTCGACGTAAATACTTGTCTAATAACGTCTCGTATGCGCCAGTGATGTCGTCATTCACAACGTCTTCTTTAATCTTTTCGTAAAGGTCAGTTCCCAAATAAAGTTGAGCGTACTTGTCTTGCGACAAATAGATTGCAGGATACATCAACAACGGATCAACAGAGCCGTTAATCCAAGTATATTTTTTGATATAGTTTTCGTCTATGAGTAGAACTTCGGGTTGTAGTGCCATTTTTATGAGTATTTAAGTGAACCTCTGTTTGGTGTGTCGTTTGGTCTGATTGATTCTACTCCTTTTGGAAATAGTTCGTTTGGTATTTTACCCGAAACAACAGTATCGTTTTTCAATCCATCGTTAGGTAAAAACTTTCCGTCTTTTCTTTTGCGGAAAAATATCTTTCTAAAGAAAGCATGTCTGCAATATGAACCGCCTTTCCATTCCCAGATGCTATAATTTGAGCTACCACTTGGAGCGAACTCTCCGTTTACACCTGCGTCACCCATAGCAATAATATCTTCGTAACGGAACAACGCGCCCATTTTAGAAAGTGCAACCATTTCTTGACAGAAATCGCGTGTTACCATTTCACCTTCTTTATATGTTAAATTCTTTGAATAGTAGTAACGTACTTTGTAAAGTCCTGTATCTAACTCATCTTTTTCGTCGGGCTTTGCGTAACCGCGAACGCTCATAAATTCCGTGCGATACTTTTCTTCGTCGTGTGGTGCTGTTACTTCTTCGTCAGAAATTAACTCCCATTCTTCTTCGTTGATGTATTCAGCCTTTTCGCGTAAGTGGTTTAACCACGCTTCGCTTTGTTCTTTGGTTATCTTAACAACCGCATCCTTCTTCTCCGCAACTACTTTTTTTTTTAATTCGATTGTTTGCGTTGTTGGTTCAACTACAACTTCGTCGAATGGAGAATTCATTTCGATGTTTACTTCACCTAAAATTGGAGTGAAAACACGCTCGATTATTCTTTGATATGGCTTGATTACTTGATTGTTGAATATCTCCAAACCAACCAACATTTCGTCTTTGTTCGAACCAAATCCTGTCGTGTCTCTAATTCCGTGAATAAGAGGTGAAACAACGCGGTGTCCAACCATGATTTGTTTCGCTGTTTCTTCGCTTAAGAATTGATATTGCTTGTCAGCATCTGAAAGAGGAAACGCTTCGATTTGTGGTGCGCGTGTTGGGTCTTCGTTGAATGTCATCAAGAATTTACCCGCGTTATTTGCACCGCTCAATCTTGTTTCCCATTCGCGACGGATTGCTTCACGTTCTTCTTTTTGTGGAATACCATTCAAGAAGTTAATAATAAACGAAGGAAATAAACCATTCAAGATATTGTTGACGTGGTACAATCCCATTTGATAAGACAACTCGATGTAATTCAACGCACCGAAGTAGTCAGGCTTAGGATAGTAAACACTTCCTGCGCTCATTCCGTGAGCGTAAATAACTTGACGCGGTTGTTCTTGTGCGATTGAAGGATTAAACGCAGGGATGAACTCTGGCTTTCCTTTTTTACTTCTTGTGTTCGCCCAATCTTTTGAATAGAAAATTCCTGTAATATCGTCTTCTTCACGATCGTAAGCCAAACGACAATTTTCAAAAGGCAAGTGGTTGATTTGTACAACGCGTGTGAAGTCCATTGACCAAATAACTTCGGCAACAAATGCGCCTTGAAGTTTTAAGTCGAACGCAACTCCTTGCAATGCGTTGTCGAGAATTGTTCCTGTTCCCTGTCCTTCAATCATAAACGCGATTGAGTTCGTCAACGCGTTATGAATTGGTGAGTTGTGGTATAGGTTGATTAAGTGTTGAGGAAACAAGTTGTTATTTCCATAGTCAATCCAACCGCTTCTATTTTCTTTTTCAACCGCTTCAACTGGCTGATATAATGAAAGATTAATTGATTGTATATTGTTTTCCATTTTATGCGCCTGTATATATTACATCGACAGGAATTGTCGGTGTTGAAACGTCAAAGTAATTTGTTCCGTTTGATAAAATCATTAACCCTTCTTCAACCTTTCCAACAACGGAAGCGTCGGTAGGATCTGTATTTGTGTCGCTGTTTTGTCCATACACTTCGTAATGATAACGACCTGCATCGATTAAACCAACTGTGGTAAGTCTTATTTTAGTCACACGTTCGTTTTCGTTTATCACGACAACTACTTGTTCGAGTTTTTCACCTGTCATTTCGTAAGTCATAACAAGTAAATAATGCGTAAAGGCAACATTGAAATACTGGCGTCCTTCATCGAGTGAAAGCCACGCGTATTGATTAGCTGTATTTGTATTGAGGTAAACCATTCCCTTATTCCTTTACGCTAAAATTACAGCACAGAGGGACGTTTAATCCCTCTATGTGTAAAAGTTTTTTGATTAGATTAGATAATGTCAGCAGGAGCATCACTTAACAAGTAAGCGCGCTTTGCAGCCTCGTGAGTGAACGCTAAAGTAAAGCCGTTCATATCACCCAATGCTGTTCCTGTTCCTGCAGTTGAAGTAGAAAGGTCTGCACCATTCTCATATCCAACAGCCCACCAATTTCCGTTAGTGTCTTCAACGAATACAATCACACGCGCTTGTGCAACCGTTTGCAATTCTAAACGCTTTGCACCACTTAATTTGTGCAACATCACGTTCACAGTCTGAGTGTAAAACACCGTTCCGTTGTCGCGATTGAAGTTAATTGTTTCTTCAAACGATCCTGTTTGCGTTGGCAATTCGTAAGTGAATAATTCAGCAGAACTACCAATTCCAGTTATTTCGTCAACTACTTCTGTTGTTCCGTCAAAAACAAAACCAATGTTTGAATACCAATTTGTTAAAACAATTTTTTTGATACCACCGATGCCGTCTTTGCAATCGAGTGTAAATCCTGTACTTAATTCACAAGCCATATTATTATTATTTTATTAGCACAAAAGAGGGGTGGTTTTTACGCCACCGCCTCTATCGTGCAAGGGTTGGTTAATTAATTAGGCAGTGTATTGGTAGAATGCGATTTCGTTACCGAAGCCGTATTGTACACCTGCGAAGAATGAACAAGCAAAACGAACATTGTCAGAAAGGTCGTATTGGTACATATCCAAAACAGCAACGTTGTTCCATTGGTCTTTCAAGTTTGTTCCGAACCAAAGGTTTGACTTTTGGAACATAGCCATTGTGTCGTCAGACATACCAGGACACTCGATGATGTCGTATTGTCCCTGCCAAGTCATCTTAACAGTTTCTCCTTGATACAAGTAAGAACCACCGCCAAGACCTAAGATTGCAGTTCTGAAAGCTTCAGCAACATTTGAAGAAACCGCGATTACAGGCTTTTCAGTAGCACGACGAACGCGTACAGGAAGAGCCAATACAAGACGGTTCATTTCTTCGATAACGTTCGCAGAAGTGATAGCCTCTGGAGTAGCAACGTCGATAACGTCAGAGTCAGCCAAGAACAAAGTTTCGAAACCTGCGTACTCACCTGCAGTTGCGTTAACACCTTGCCACATAACAATCTCGTTGTTAGCTGCAACACCTGCCATAACGTTAGCAATTAAAGCGTCAGTTAATGAAGCGTGCAAGAAACCGTCTTGCTCAGACTTTGCTTCCCAATCAGCCAAAAAGTCTTTCTTACAAAGTTGACGGTGAACTTGGAATTTCTCCAAAGTCAAGATACGCTCTGTAAGAGTTACAGTTCCTGTTGGTGTGAAGTCACAAGTCGCGTTTGCGAAAGTAACGTTGTCAACTAATTTGCGAACAACTTGTTTGTACTCTATGTTCTCTTTGAAAGTAACTGCGTTCAAAGACTCGTTGCTTAAAAATGCTGCGCGGATATATCCTGCAGCTTCTCGACCAGCATATGTTGTAGTTAATCAAGTGGTAGTAGCCATTTTTTTATTTATATTAATTTTTATTTTTTAAGATTGAATAAGAAACGTTCTTCGGCACTCATTTTTGAATAAGGCTTCGAAGGTGTTTGTTTTGCTTGCTTTACTTCTTTGATAGAAGGCGCTGCAGGCTGTGCGCTTAGTTTTGTTACTTCGCTAGAAAGGTTTTCGTTCGCTTTCTTCATTTCAGAAAGTTCGCTTTCCAACTTAGCAACTAACGAAAGAAGTCCTTCAACCTCTTTGCTTAGTGTTTCCTCAGCAACAACCTCAGAAGTTTGTTCTTCTTCGATTACTACTTCAACCTCTGGAGCTTCTTCTTCCATTGGTTTCAATTCGGTCACAAGACCACCCTCAACAACAACAACAATTCCTTCTGCTGTCTTGTATTCTCCGTCTGCGATTACAACCTCGTTGCCGTCTGCGTCTTTAGCGAATACACGAACACCAGCAGCCCAAGTGTCGCTGTCTGAATAGATACTTGTTCCGTCCTCTAGGATCGCTTCAACCATTTGCTTCACCTCAACAACCTCTTCGGCTGATAGGCTTACATTGTGTTTTGCGAATAGAGCGTTTACTTTTTCTCGTAAATTCATAATTCTGTTAATTGTTTGTTTGAGCCTATAATATAAAAACGTGTACATTTGTTTCATAATTGATTTTTTTAGTTCAATTTTTTGATTTTTGGTTTAGGCGGAGGGCGTGATTTCCCTCCGTTTTTTTATCCCAAAGTATCTAAAATCGCGTTCAATACTTTCAATTCGTTTTCGTCTAATCCGTACGTCTTAAAACCCATTTCAGTTTTCTTGTCTGTTATTTTCGTGAGCGCATTGAGAAATAATGTCGCATCGTCGTTGAATAACTCCAACTTTAAAAAACCCCCTGCTTCGATGTTCATTTACTTGTTCGGATTGTATGCCCAATTCAAAAGTGAAATTGTTCTTTTGCTTCCGCAAACGTTTCCATTGCTATCTTCTAAGATGTCGCCTGCCTGATTTTCGCGCATTCTATTGATGAAGGCAATTGTCTTTCCTGCGTCTTCGAAGTGTTTATTCGTCCAATCTGCCTTGTTCGTTTGCAATAATTCAAGATTTCTTTCTATTGGTGAACGATCGAGTGAAGCTAACGTTGAACACTCCGTTTCAGACCACGCTTTTAGTTCTGAATAGGTCATGTTTACCGCGTTCATATAATCGTCGTAGCGCGCTTCAATTTCTTCTTGCGTAGCTAACGTTAGCAACTGCTCTAATTCTTCAATTAAGGTTGGTTGTTGTTCGCTTAAATACATTTCCTTTTCTGCGATAAAGTTTCCTTCGATTGAGAAACCCAACACCTCTTTGTTTTGTATCTGTTTTTTCACCTCTTCATTCTCCACTTTCATGCAACCGAACCAAGTCCCTTCTGGAAGGTCAAACCCAAAGTTTTTACTCTTGTCATTTTCACCTTCGATAATCCACGTTTCAACAAGCGACACTCCGTCAACCACTTTTGCGTGTTCAACTGTTGCGTTGTTTTGATTTGCTTGCTTCAAATAGTTATAAGCGATAGCACGAATGGTATCCTTTGAATACTTAACGTAGTATTCCTCGTTCGTTTCGTCGTTGCGTCTGTAAATGAGTTGGTCGGGGATCAATAACGCACCGTACAAAAGACCTCTAAAATCTTCTTTGAACTTCACGTTGTGTTGTTCGCTTAACGCGACGAAGTCGACACCGATTGCAGGTTGTTCAACTACGCTAATTGCGTACACTCCGAGCAATCCTGCGTCGTCAATTCCGTATTCGATTACTTTAATTTTTTTCATATTGTTTATTTTTTAACCGCCTAAGCGAGATTGATTTTGTATTAATTGTTGAGCCTCTAAATTGCTTGATACTTGACCGCTCACGACGTACGCTTGCAGTGGTGGTTGTTGTTGGTTGGGTTGGTTGCCCAAGAACGCGAAATTCGCAGGTGAAGGTGCGGTTGTTCCGCCGCCACCACCGCCACCCGTACTCATATTTGTTCCAGAAGGTGCGCTTGCGTTTCCGTATTCGGTCTTGCTGATATTTAATACGTTAGCTAGTCCCATTGCTCCAACGATTGACGCTTGAATAATACGAGCCGTTGTTGAAGGCATTGTCTTATCGTTTAACGCTCTGTTTATACCGCCATAAGTATCCACAACAGCAGACGCAAGGTTCAAAGATTTTTGAATTTGAAATTGACGTTTGGATTCTTTCTGTCCTTTTTTAGTGAACGCTTCATTCAATGCTCCAAGTGCTTGCAATCCACTTGAAACAAGTCCAATTCTTGCGTTGAAAGCGGCTTGTTCTGCTGCAAGTTTTTCATCTGCTGTTTTCTTTGCCGCTTCAATTTCTGCATCTGAATACTTTTTGTTTATACCAGCAATTTTGATTTTTAAATCCTCTTGAATTGCTGTTTCTAATTCAGCGTTTCCGACTGCTAATTCTTGAAGTTTTTCAGCAGCTAAAACAGCATCATTTATTTCTTCTTCTTTCGCTGTTGATTGAAGTCTTTGAAGCTCTTGAAATTGTTGTTCCCTTCTTGCAAGTTCTTTTTGTCTTTCTTCGTATCTCTTTTCGTTGTTTTTCTTTTCTTCTTCAAGTCTTTCTTCGTCCCACTTTGCGAAAATTGCACTTATTTCTTCTTGCGATTTTTCAAATTCATCTTGTTCTTTTTTTCTTTCTTCTGCTCTTTTATTTGCAGCGTCCTTATCCGCTTTTTGTTGTTCTAAACGGAAGCCGTCAAGAGAATTTTGCATTGCTACAATGTTATCCTCTTGCTCTTGAAAAGACTTTTGTAAATCGGCTTGTTGTTGTTCTGGATCAATCAATAAGTCAGCCGCTAAATCAACTAATCCTTCTGCTAAATTAGTTGTCTGACCTACCCAAGACGCAACCTTATCAACTGTTGAAAGTAACATATACAATGGAGCGTTAATCCATTTAATAAAACCTTCAAGAATTTGCCTATTTCTTTGAGCCGTTTCAATTTGCGCTTTCTCTTGACCTCTTTGCGTTTCTAAACGAACTTTCGCTTCCTGAATAGCTGCCTGTATTGCAGATATTTTCATGTCACGAATTTCTTTCTCTGTTTTGCCTTGAAGTTTCAAGGTGTTTTCCATTGCAGAGATATTGTCGTAGTTCTTTTTTGCTTGTTCCGCGCGCTTTGTTTGAAGTTCTAATAACTCACGCTCTTGTTCATTTATTCCTGTCAGTCCTTTTTCAATTGCAGGGAATTGCTTAATGATAGTATCGAAGTTTGCAACGATTAAAGCAATGGCCGCAGCCAACATCAAATAAGGATTTGCAAGTACCGCCTTCGCTAGTTTTCCAAGTCCTTGAATTAACCCACCGATTTCTTCTTTTAAAGTCTTAAAATCGATTTTGTTAACAGCCGCACCCATACCCGCCAACGCTTGACCCGCTCCTTTCAAGTCCAAGTCCATTAAGCGACTACCGAACAAACCAACGTTATTCGAAAGACCTTCGAAAGCGTTACCTGCGTTGGCACTAATCTCAGCGGACAAGTCGGAAATGTTGTCCTTTAATTCAGCAGCACGCGCGGACGCTTTCTTAAATTCTTCGCTCGATTGATCCATTGACAACAACTGTTGTTGGAGCGCGCGAAGTTCCGCTTTCGCAGAGGTAAATCCTTTCGCTGTATTTTCTGCTGCGTCTGCGGTTTGGTTCAAGACCGTTACCGCGTTACTCGATATATTAAATTCCTTCGTTGTAGCCATTAGAATAGTAGTTTATAAAGTATAAATATCCAAAACGCCACGTTTACAGAAATTCGAGTAACTTTCAAAGCGTAGTGTTTCCACAACTTCAATTGACGCTTACCATTCGCCACCTTACCGAACTCTGTTTCGGTCTTGATGTTTAGTTTTAAAAACTCTAAACAAGCGAGCATCGCGTCTGCTTTATTTTGAAGATGTAGCCGTGAAGTTTGTTCCATTACTTATAATTGTTATTGTGTCCCTTAATGCGCTTAATCCTACCGAACCGCTACCTTCAACCGTCTCTCCTGTGTACGCTTGAACTGTCACTCCATTCGCCGCTGCGCTTTTCTGAATGATGAACTCACGTCCTGCTGTTGTCGTTGCAGAAGGCAAATAGATTGTTATTCCATTCGATGTCGTATCTGCGAAAATCATTCGGTCAAAGTTGGTCACAACGTAGTCAGTGGTTATTGTTCTAACTGGCTGCGAAACACCAGCTCCAAAACTAACAGGCGCACCGAAACGCGTTGGTGCTAGTGTTGGTGCTTGCGCTGTTATGAAAGAACGCGTTCCATTGTTTGGTGTTGAATAGCAATTGTTCTTTGCGCTGTTCCAATTGTAGCCAAAACGCAAACAACAATCTTGTGTTATTGTCGCAGGATCTCCGTTCGGAGTTTCCCAATTCAACGTTTGGTCCAAGTTAGCCGACACAGGTATAAGGTCGCAGTCGTTGTCGATGTCTAACACTCGAATGAGTTTCACTTTAGTGACATTTTGTTCACCAACAACGTAGCCTTCAATGTCCAACACACGCCACCAACTATCAATAATCCATATCTTGTCACTGAATTGAAACGTGAATATATCGTTCAACGTTAGTGCAAACATTCCCTCTAAGATGCGCGCTTGCCCGTCGTATAATTCACGATAGTAGTTGCGCCACCAACGGTTGTACAAGTTGTTGTAAGGGTTCGCAATGATTGTGTGCGGTGGTATTTCAGGAGCGAAGTTTAAGTCGCTATCCGTTACGCTAGCGTTCATTGTCGAATAGTTATTCAAACACTTTACCGCTGTTTGCACCACACTATCTGAAACCTCATCGTACATATTCACGAAGAAGTCAGCGAAGTAATACAGTATGCGTGGTTTAGGTTGAACGAATTGTCCTTCTGCGTTCAAGAATTTAGGAACAACGACGTCTGTATTTTCAACAGGTGCGGAAGGTGTTGACGCAAATGCTAACTCTACTTTTTCTTCACCTGTTGCGAACTCATTGATTACTTCGAAATCGTTTTCGGTAACTTCATAACGTCCGTAGATGCGACCATTGTCTTTGTACAACGAATTAAAATAGTCTCCGTCTTCGCTGTATGTGAACGTGAACTTTGCCTTTTGCAAGTCTGTTGTCGGATAATAAGTAATGTCTTTCGACAAGTCTAATTTGTGCGACCAATCGAGAGTGTTTCCGCTTGCGATATATTCAACCATTGGTTCAATGCGGAGCGTGTTTGGTAACGTCTTGTCTGCAACGAAAACAAGGTTGAACATCTTTTGTATTGATGTTATGAAATCAATTTGTTTCATGTCTGGAGCGTTGTATTCCATTACAACTGCGTCGCCTATTAAATTTGTTCCAACGCTTACAAGTTCAACACCGCAACCGAATTGAGAAACTGTTCCTGTTCCAAACAAATCAACATCCCAAGTAAATGTTCCTGCGGTTGAGTCTTGTGGTAAAATTTGCAACTTGAATTTAACGGTATCACCGCCATTGAAAGCGTAGGTTTGCGTTGAGTTTAAATAAAACAAATAACTCGTTTGAAACAATTCGTATTCGTAAGTGAAAACATCATTGACGTAAACTAAAATTCGAACAGGATAGTTTCCGAAGTCTTGTCCGTTCAAAGTATTCACACGACCATTTGCCGCAAGTCTAAAACTATATTGTGCTGTATAAGGAACAGTGAATACACCACTCGACCAATTATTTCCAGCGTCTTCGTATTCAGTAAATGAAGAATACAAATTGTAAATGTTATTTGAAGGTGCGAATGTTAATCCGTTAATATCCGAAGCCAACGCAAGATTTGAAGCGTTGTCATTCAATCCTAACGCGCTGTTCAAATACTGTCCATTCACGAAAGGAACATAAACGTTTTCTAGTATATCTCCTAAGTAATCACTTGAATATTGCAATCCTGCATCGTTCATTATTTCATCGAACAAGTATTGAGCCTTCACCGCAGGCGTTAAATGTCCTGTCTTTAATGAATGTTCAATATCAGAGGAATAAATTACTTGTCCTTCCGTGTTCGTTGCAGTTAGATTGAACTTATCACATAGCGTTAAAATCGTGTGCGCGTTAGGTGGTGTCTCAACGTATTCATGAAGTAAATCGTAGTCCAAATCACCCGCAACAATGCTCTCAATATCTTTGAGTTTCTTTTCATTTAGTAATCTTGCAAGGTTTGGTACTTCACCGAAAAACACAATCTCGAATTCGAACAACTTACCACTTTGCCAATACAACTTTTTCACCTGAATGTGACCGCTTGCAATGGGAATAGTGTTCACTGTCAACACCGCATCAACCTTCTTTCGGAAGTCAAACCAACCGTCGAAGTTTACGTTGAAGATAGCACCGAAAAAGTCGGTATTTGTCTTTGACGCTGGAACTCTAAACTCCTGCGAATAATTGCCAACAGAAGCGAAGTCTGTGATGTCCGTGAACTTATAGTTCAAGTGCATCTTTTCATTCTCGTAAAGGTCGAGAATTGCGCTGTTTCCGTTGCTATCAGTTAGCGTTAGTATTACTTCGTTCATCATAAGCCAACAGGTTGAGAGTATTTCAAGTTCAAAGTAACGTTGTATAATTTAGAATATCTTTCGTCCTTGATAACAAAGTTTTGAGTGTCAACTAAAACAGGTGTTTGTGTTCCGTCGTCGTTAATTATAAAGACGTCGTTAGAACGACAAAGCGTTTGAAGTAGGTTGAACTCTCCAACCGATACCCAGTCGCTATTTATTTGTAGTCCTTTTGTCGTTGTGACATAACGGTCGGTTATTCCTCTGTCATAGGTGTTGAAAGTAAACGTTGAAGCGTTGTAAGAACCAACTACTTTTTGATATTGCTTACGATCGTAGTTGTACGACAATTCGCTCTTCTTCGTGAAGTTGAAGTAATCCACACCACCGCAAGTGTTCGTCCAACCGAGACGCACATTGTCAAAGCGACAATCATCAGCGACAAGATAGAAACAATAAACACGTGAAGAAGGGGTGTAAATAGGGAAGGCTGTTTCTTTTCCAAGTTGTATTGTATAGTATTTTGCACCTGTTAAATCTAACCCACCCCACAAGTTGATGTTCGCGTAGTAGCTACCGATGACATTCACGATTGACGAATTACTTTCCATTGTCAAAAACTGCGTGTCAATTACTGTATCCGTGTCGTCGTAAGACGTGAAAACAGCAATGTCGAAGTCGTTGTCTACAAGTAACGCAGAAGACGAAGGAGCGTACATCACACCGTAATCGGACAAGCGCGTTGGAATATAAACCCAGTCACTTGATAAACCGCGTGAAGGTGCTTCGCTCCACTTGTGCGTGTCGGTTGTTCTTTCACTCATTAAATACTTTGTAATGCCGTCTAACGCATAGCGTGTGTTCGGGTTTGGTTTGTAACCGTCTGCAACTTGATATTCAGCAAGGAACGCGTACACGTCGTCAATGTCTGCCATTCCGCTTCCGCTAACCGTGAACACTCCGTCAACGAGCCAACCTTCTTTAATCGTGCAAGAGATAAACGCGACGCTGCTGTTTTCCGTGTCCGCTGAGGTCGTTAAAAGTGAAGCGTCGTGTTGCAGTTGTTCACGAAAAATAGGTGCTAAATCCAACACCCCTTTGTTCGCTGCGTTAGGTTGAACGTTGACTTGGAACGAACCGAAGTCGAACACGAAGCGAAACCCTGTATTCGCCACGTTCGTTGAAGATGCAACGATCATTAAGCGTTGACCTATGGGTGTGTATTCGTATGGTTGGTCTTCTATTGTAATTGCCATATTTTATATGTCGTTAAGTTCATTATCTAAATTTGCTCCGAAGTCTTTACCAAAAGCCTCAAAGATTTTCGCTTCGTATTCGTCCCATATATTCTCCATTGCGTAGTCAAACGCTTTCCATCCCTTTATTCCTTCACGTCCTATCTTACGAGCAATTAAGAACGCCACTTGTTTTTTAAGTGCTTCCGTTGGCTTCTTGAATTTACCGCTTTCCTTGTCGCGTAACTTGATAGGCTTAATTCGCATCCAGTCTAAAATCGCGCTCACGGGCGGTTGCTTCCCTGGTTTCCTTCCGTCTTCACGGGCTAAAAAATACTTCGACGCTTTGCCTTTTGCGTATATCGAAATGTTAACACTTTGACCTTTGATTTGCAGTCTGTATTTCAAAGACTTTTCGAGCGTACCACTTGCCACCGCGTTAGTGAAGTTCTTTCCGACCTTTCGTTTCATGCGATAATCGGACTGCATCAACTCGACAAAGCGTTTAGCCATATCGTTCACGACAGCGAAGAAGTTTGGTGCGCTCTGTTCGTTAGGCATCTTTCTCTTGTTCCTCTTTTATCTTGTTAAAGAATTGAATTAGTGGCAAGCCAAATTTCACTGGCATCTCTTGAATGAAAGCGTCAAGTTGCTTCAAATGTTCCTCTGTTAAGTTCATGTTTAGAAAGATAAAATTGTAACACCTATTGCGTTTGCTACGCATTGTTCTACCCACGCGTTTTCCTCACCCCACGCTGCGAACTCTTGCTCGGTCAAAGTGTAATTTCCATTGCTTAGGACCTTACCTTCGTCGGTCTTTAATTCGTAGTAAGTAGTGCAAGTAGTTGCGCTTGTTTCGAAGTTGAGAATGAGAACACTCATCTCTGTTGCTGTCCCTGCGTTTAGAGGGAACACTATTGGTTGTATTTTAGCCATTGTTTATATTGTTTATATTACGAAAGTCCACCCTGTTGATTTGTTTATATAAAGTCCTTCTACTGCATCGGTGCAATAAACTATTAATCCAACCGCAGGAGATGCTATTGCTAACCTTTGTGCATTAGTCATTCTCGGAGGAAGGAAGCCTTTTGTTGTTGAGGCAAGTGTTAAAATAGAAGATGCT